GTACGACCTTAAAGAGCGGTATGATTATGAGTCTGTAGGGTACAAGGGTAGAAAGGCTGCCTACCTTGCAGGACGCGCATCGGTTGAGAAAGAACGCGATGAACTTGCGGCATGTGTTGTTAATGCAACAAAGATACCCAAGGTTGGTTTCGATGTTTGGCAATCCTTAGATGCGAAACTCATAGAGACCGCCAAGCGAATAATGTCCATGAAAAAGGATAAACCAGAAGTATCCACTGATGGGGATAAAGAGGGGTTGAAGTGAGTTGCTACGAAGAAGGTTGTAATAATGGAGAACCTTGCTTAAACACTTGCAAGTATTGTCAAGTAGCTTTTAAAGATATTAATAATGAATTCGAAAAACTCCGCGACGAGAATAAGAAGCTGCGGAAATGTGTTGAGTTTTATGCCGGAATGAATTGGGGCATTGCTAGTCCAGGTGAGACAGTTTCAATAGACCCTTGCGACCATGAGGACAAATTTCATCAAGGTGGCGGCATTTTAAGAGTAGGTGGAAAACTAGCGCGACAAGTTTTAGAGGAAATTAAATAATGAGTAACAGTAAACACATAGCATTTGATTTAGACTTTACCGCGATGTTTGCAATCGCAATGATTACATTATTATTCATCGTGTTCTCTGGTGAACCGGATATAATAGATGCGGTTGTAAAAATATTGTTGAGGATGGGGTAGATGGTTAAAATCTCCGACATTCGTATCAGGGATTATCCAGTTGGTTTATATCCTAGAGAGTTTAAAATGATGATTGAAGGTGATGCGAATGTGATAGAAATTGAAGGACGTTATTTCCTTGGCGATGGAACCAAGGAGTACGTTCATACGGAGATAATAGAACTTAAATATATTGAAGAAGATAAAGCAGAGAAAGCTAACAGAATGAGGAAAGTGTGGGAGAGATGAGTCAACCGTTCATAGAGTATAAAAATTTAAACCTTTTAAACGTTAAGTATGGGTTTTGTTGGGTTAGACGAGATAAAAACGGTGTGATAAGTGGTTCAACTCATCCAATCGGTAATTTACTTGAAGACATTGATGGAGAAGTCGGAGCCTTAAAAGAGAGAATTGATAAATTAGAGTCACTGTTAGAAGAGAAAAATATATAAAACGTACAGGTCATATAGGTAATGGTTTTTACGCTGAGTTGGAGTTAAAAAATAAATGAAAATTTTTATTAAAAGTAATTGGATATTTATAATAGCGTTGATTTTCCACGGTATGTCTTTATCTCTTTCAGCAGTTATGTTACACGACACTTTACTTAATCAAATTTGGTTCGTTCTGTATCATGCTTTTATGGCCTTTGCGATTTTTAAAATTGGTTTTCATAAAGGTGAAGTAAAAGGTATCTTGAAGTGTCGAGAAATAATTTATTCGTCGGTTTAAATAATCCCATACCCTACCGCTCAAGTATAAAATCGTTGTCATTTTTATCTACGGTTTGTACCCTAAAGACTAACAATAACTAGTTTATCTGGCGACTGATTAGTTATGATTCATCTTTTCTAGCGCCCTGGTATGCAGTTCTAGGGCGCTTAAAGCAAACCATGAAGACCGAAGACTGGCGACCCACTAATTCAAAATTTGAAACACTAAATGAATCTCTTAGAGAGTTAGGTAAGTCTGTTGAGAACGATGATTTAGATTTAGTTGATGATGAGTTGCTGGCCGAAATTATGATTCACTTGGATAACACTTCCGATCTTATTAATTATTATTTGACTCTTAAACAACATAGAAAATACGCTTGACCGTTGGTATCTGTTGCGGTACTTAATGTCCAGGGTCGCGATTGTGATAACTTTAATTATCGGTAATTGAGTTTAATCTATGTGTGAATCGTGGCCCTTTAACCTTCACTCTCCAATAGTTTTCGCTTACGTAAATAAACAGAACCGTTAAATTTTGTTACGATTTCTGATTTAGGTTTCCTTGGCGGTTTAATCAATTTTTTGTTGTTCATGATTTTATTACAGAATTCTTTAGCACCAGGATCAACTTTTATTCGTTTTAACATCTCTTCGGTTTTATTCATTCTATTCTCGCTCGTTCTACAGTACGTTTCGCTTCGATTAAAACTCTTGCTCTATTCAAGCAATCGTCCCACCCCATTATTTTTTTGTTTCGTCGATACATTGCCGATGCTAGACAACCGACACAAGTTATCTTTTCGTATTCATCTGTGCTGGCCCAATCGTAAACGGTCAGTGACTTTGATTTACAAAAGTCTTCTACGTGATGGACCACTACTTCACGTTGCGCTCGTTTAACTGTTTTCTTCGTGTTGGTCATTGTTATCCTTTTGAAGTTTTTCTTCAAGATTGTCTAAACATTTTCTGATAACTTCAATTGCTTCTACGTTAGGTATTTCAATTTTTATTGTTGTACCGTAAGTTTCATAATTATCTACACGTTCGCCATGGTTCGCTTTATCAAATAATTGTTCAAAACATAACAAACCACCTTGGCGGTTCTTATACATTCTAGGGCCAACGGCTACATTACCGCTACCAAGTCTAATCGTCGCTTCTATTCCTGTTCCAATCATTCTACCAACTCCTTCAAATCGTCACACTTAGGACAAACTCTCCCTTTACTTTTTAACCAAATGAAACAACAGTCGTCGTTGTCACAGTCGTAATATAAATCTGGAAAAGTCTTTATCTTTTTTTCGCGTGTATAGTTTTGCGTCTTTATTGCTCTACATTTTTTACAATGACTTCTAGGTGTACCAAGGAGACTTGAACCTGAGAAATCGCTGAACGGTAGAATTTCTTTACAACCGTTGCACTCTTTTAATTTTCGTTCGTAGCAAATAAACGATGGTACGCCTCTACTCATATTCTACCTCTCTATTATCCATATCCGTTATAATGAAGGCTTTACCGCCAACTTCAGGGTCAGGGTTTTCTACTGCTTTTATTTTTAAACCTTGATGTCCTTGATACATTAACATTTCAAGCGCCATCGATGTTCTGTCCTTGCTAATTTTATCTGCGTCAGTGTTGAACTTTCCTACGATAACGTTCTTGCTAGGGTAACGCCCTTGTTCTCTTTCGCTCTTAATGTATTTAAACACTCGTTCCGTATCAGTCACCTTGTCAGCTTCTTCTTTAATTTCTCTAGCTACCAGGGCAACTTTAGAAAATAAGAAACCTTCTCTTACAATAATGAACGGATTGTTTAATAGCGGTGAACCATCGGAAAATTTATTTACGTTGCAAATCATCGCTGATTGATTTTCTTTAAGTTCAAAACCTGTTTCTTCTTTGTACTCTTCTTCGCTAATACCACGTAACACTCGACTCACCCTGGAATGAGATGGTAAACCTGTTCCACCACGACCAGCGAATTGAGTCATGTCTTTACCTGCTGAAGAACTCTTCCCCATGTGGTTAATTACTTCTACACACGCTCCGCTTGCTACAACTAATTTACCCATGAACTTTGCAACGACTTTTGACATATCGTTAAGCGCACTCTCCGAACCCCAAAAACTTGAGATAGGGTCAAAGACAATTAACGTTGGTTTAAGGTCAACGATAGCTTCCATAACTTTATTTAAAGATTCTTGATTAATGTGAATGAACCCTTGGCGATCTTTGGTGATTAAACATAAGTCGTCGTCTTTTTTAACAACGATGTTATTTTTAATTTTCGACATTTTCTTTTTGTCTTTTAAAATGCCCATCTGCTTACAGATAGCACCGATCATGGCCCCTAATTTTTCGCGTGTATCTTCACCTGTAATAAATAATGTTCTTGCGCCTTCTCTTCGAGTATTTTCAAAACCAAGGAAGTCTTCACCTAGAGCTAGGCAAACAGCTTCGTATAATTTAAGTGTTGTCTTACCTGTCCCACCATCGGCAGTTGTCAAGTGAATATCTTCAGTAGAATAATTTTTAAAGATTTGCGGTTTTTTTAATTTTTGGAAGTTAACTAAATCTAGACTGTTGAAAAACGGTGGTGTCCAACGTTCTTGTACAGGTGTGTCAAGGACCGGAATAGTTAAAATAGGTTCGTCTTTTCCGAAGGGGCATACGACAGGGTTTTTACCGCCCCCTTTAAAGCCCGATTCAATTGTGGCCTTAGCTTCATAATCTGGTTTACCGCGATCCTTAGCTGCTTTAAAAAGCATGTCATAGGCGTACTGGTAATCAACGCTACCTGAGACAACGAGTTGGCCTATTTTATATGCTTCAGTATTTAAAACGTTGTTGGATTCACCTTCAGGTGCTTCGCGAATATTTTCACAAGCTTCTTCGAGTTTTTTATTGACAATTTCAGGTGAGACTTTTACCGCATCTTCTACATTTACTTCTTGACGTTTCGTTTTTCTAGATACGTCACGTAGCCATTGAGGTGCGTCGATCATCGGTACGTCAGTTAGATTATATACAGCAACGTAACCACCTTCACCTCTAACGTCTAATCCACTTCCATCGAATTTTACTTTGTTTCCGTATGACTCTCCATCGTTAGGATATTTAAAAAGGTGATGTATTCCACCCGATCTTGTTATCTGAGTTTTCGTTAGTGGTACATCGTATTTTTTAACCGCTTCAAGTCCACCGTCTTTTACGTCTACGTCAAGGGCAAGGATACCGTTTTCAGGCCCAGTGGGGAGGCCCCATAGCTTTATCTTATGACCGTAAAGACGTTGCCATTCTGCGATTACATTAGGGTCGCTGGTCGCCTGTTCCTGCCATTTAATCTCACGGATAGGCACTTTTCGGCCATCGCGAGTGATAGTTAATGGAAAGATTTTCCACATCATTTTAAAAGTTGTTCCGTATGTTCATAATTCTTAGCCTCGTAAATAGTCTCTAAGGAACCTAGTAGAAAAACGGAGACTAAATCGTTCTTTCGATTAACGGATCAGGAAAATCTATCTACTAGGTTGATGTTATTGTCTTAGAATTCCTTGTAAGTTGTCAACGTGTGAAGCGAAACCAGCGAAACCACCATTCATTAGTACCCAATTGATAAAATTGAGTTGTGCAGTTTCACGCTTGTTAAATTTTTTGTTGTGGTTCCACTTTTCTTCTTTACATTCAACAGCGGTAAAGACCGCTACAACATGTCCTACCATTTCAGGAGTGATCAACAGACGAGTAAAGCCAATTAAATCGGAAGAAGCGATCTTATCTTGGTGTTGTTTAGAAACGTTACCGAGTCCGAAACGAACTACGCGACCATCTTCAGTTTTTAACATTCCACAATTATTTCTCATTAGATTACAGTCGTAAGTTTTCGCTTCGATCTGCAATTCTTGTTGTACTGTTGATTCTGGTTTCATACATGTAGACTCGGATTTTTCGGGTGTTTTAAATCTTCACGAATCTTATTTAAGCGTTCATCGACACTAGGTATTGGTGGTAAACACTCCCCATCGTAAAGTGATCTTGCAGGTTGTACAGGTTCGTTATTTAATTTAACGCTCGTTTCTTGTTTTTTTAAATGATCAATCAAAAGGTCACAGTAATGTTTAACCTTTTCCAGGTCTTCAACACCGTTCTTAAATTCGTGACGACAGATATATTTAATAACATTTCCTTCAACAAAACCAAGGTTGTTGGCAAGGATGAATTCAATTGGTTGAATTTTAAATTTTTTGTAGTGGTTTCCACCAACTTGTTTTTCTAGTGATTTCATTACCATAATCTCATCGTAATAGGTTCAGCACCATCGGTGTCCTTGGCAACGTCATACGTCCAACCACCGTTACCGTCATTTGCCGTACTATCAAAAACACCCCATGTGTGTTTAATATCTTTTTTATCTTTTTTTGCTTCCTCGATAATTTCTTCTTCAGTCATATCGTCACCCCAACCTTCATTACTGAAAGCTTTAACAAATCCACGCGCTATAACGTGACCTCTCATTAATGAAACAACTGGATTGTCTTCTGTCCCAAGTGTCACGGTTTGTTGAGTGTGATCAATTTCGTTTAAGTTTTTCATTCTTACTCTCCTTTATTTTATTATAAATAGAAATACG